CCCTCAACGTACGTGACTGGCTTTTCTAACGTAAACTCGTGGCCAGAGAACTGCGTAACAAGTGAGCTGAAGTTCTCCAAAACACGCGGGTAGTCATTTGACTCAAGAAAGACCAGTGCATTGTCCCCATCAACAAGTAAGTCATACTTGAGATGGTAGGTCTTCAACACCGACATCAGAACACAAAGCATCACCAACGTGTTCCCCATGCCCGTGTTGAAGTCCCCACTGGCCCGGCCACCCGGACGTGCAAACTTCACACCCCCCGCGGTCACGCCAGAGAAAACCTGGCGCGACAGCACACGTGCTAAACCTTGACTGCCATGGTAAGCAGCAAGATAGACACCATGCTCAGCTCTAACTTGCCCCGAGCTAACGTGGGCTTCGAAAGCCTTCCCGTCAACCTCAAAACAAACGCAATCGGAGAACCCATTGAACTTTCGCACAATGAGATTGGCCCGCCTGCGAGGAGAGAGACCCTTGGCCACAACCCTGCTATTCGAACCATTGAAGAGCCTGGAAGCTGTGAGATAACCCCACAGCCAATGCTCAAAAGGCTTCAGCCAAGAAGCCAGTACCAAGTTATACCTAGGTGAACGAGGGAAAATCATCCTAGGCTTCGGGTCCTTGTTACCAGCCAGCTTCTCGGCCTTCAGAAAGGCGCGCAGGACACAATCCGATCGAGAAATCGGACCGTCCCAACGCAAGGACCTCTCTGCCCCAATGTATCTACGGCGGAGAGAACCACTATAAGATTCCGCCGTTTGCAGGTAGCTCCATCTTGAACCGCCATAAGCCCTAACCACGCGACGCAGCACCGAAGAGGCGCTGAGCTCGTGCCCGACAGGGCTGTCTGCCGGCTGTGGCAATGGAGCCAGAGACCTCCACACAAGTGCAGCGATCTCATTGTGGTTGCAGCTCGCATGAACGCCAGGAACCCAGGTACCTGGCAGCCCTGACCTCCATGCGACCCACATTTGCCTCCTGGGGTGATCCTCACAGACCATGTCGCAACCTGCAGCATCCAGGGATGCACCGGTGCAGAGTAAGGGCTCAACCTCACCCACGCACCGGCCGTAGGTCGCAACAGGTCCTGCCTAAGCAGAGGACCACCACAGGGGTCGGCTTGGCCCCCCGGAAAGTTCCTCCCTGAGCCTACGCTCAGCAGGAGAAACCTCCCACGCGAACCTGAAAGCTCCCGAAAGAGCCATCCAGGCAGCAGACCTCGGAAGGCCTACCTTCTTGGTCCACTCCACAGCACGAAGCCGAAGTGCAGACACAAGAACCGCGCTGCGTTCGCGGAGGAACGCATAAGAGGATAACACAGCCACGAGCTCCGGGAACACAACCTCCCGAGAACCGTCCGCTAGCTCCGTGACAAGGTAGACCTCACGGCCTGGCTCGCCACCGCCACGCGGCTGCGTAAGGACAGATCCCCCACCAAGGATCTTTACCCCGCTCTCAAGATGAGCCAGGGTGAGGTTGGTGCCGAGAGCAAACTCGGGAGAGGGGAGGTCTGGTGTCCACCGCCCTCTCACGAGCTGCCCCACGACGCCAGGGGCCACACCCAAGACTCGCTCAAGACGTCGCACCCAAACAGCACGACGACGAGGTCTGGCACACAAGTGTGCCGAGAGAGGCACGAGCCGAAACTCGCCACCTTCCTCCTTTGGTTCCGCTAGGTCTTTGGGTTGTCCAGACCCATCGACCTCAACCCAGCTCGGAACAGCTGGAGCAACTTCTGCCGCGGACCGGGCAGAAGCGGGCCATAACACCGCAAACACCACCCAGAAGGGTGACGCAAAGAGGTGCGGCGCGAACCAAAGTCCAC